AAACCTTCGTCTATATTAACAATCTTCAAATACCTTTCAGTGAAGTAGACAGGATTGTCCCTACACTTAATATACTCAGCAACTTGCTTCTTTGTAAACTGCTGCTGTGTATTTGCTTTTTTTAAATTGGGGTTACCAAGATATATGTCAGTAGCTGCTCCCATAATTACCGTCTAACAACAACATCACCTTCACCATCATCCTCTTCTTCTTGGTCTAGTTCATCAATCCTATCCCGTAAAGATTTGTTTAATGGATCTCCAAGGTTGTGTAACTCAGGAGAATCTAATTTGAATCTAGGATCCTTTAGTTCCTTAAAGTTGACAACCAACAATTCATCACCTTCTTTTACCTCTTCCATTTCAGGATGACGCTTAGGTTTATTATATTCATCCATTGCTTTCCATCCTTGTGACATTAATTTAAATGCTTGTAGGAATAAGTAAAAAGATATTATGGCAAATAAGAAACTCATTCAGAAAGAATTTCTAAAGGTGCCTCCCTTTCTCTTATAACTTCTTCGCCACAAGATTTGCTTTGTTCTTTGGCGAGGATACGTTCTTTTGCACGCATCTCTTCTTCTTCTAGAATTTCCTGCATCATTCCCCAAGAATTAGTACTACTGTAAATCATCATAATCTTTACTCGACCAATGTACCAAACGTTCTTCTAACTTCACGTAGTTCCTCAAAGTCTTTCTGTTTGGTTCCTCCATCATACGGCCAAGCATAACCTTCTGTGATCATTTGTTCATTTAAAGAAATTTCGGAGTCATCAATATATAACCAACCAAGAAGACGACCATACTTACCAACGCCGCCAACAAGCTCAGTACGTACACTGAGTTCACCATCGCCGTTAATAGTTTCTTCAAGCTTTTCTTTAAGCCAGTTGGTTGCATCGATACCTAGTGCTTTTTCCTCTAAATCACGAGTCCTTTTTTCAGGAGTATCTACTCCAGCTACACGTACCCGTTCTTTCTTATATAGGTCAAAACCAAGGTCTATAGTGACATCTATAGTATCACCGTCTAGCACTTTATTAATTTCCGTCACTCGGAAGTTGTAACAACTCTTCCTGTTTGGCGGTGTCATTGCTCCCATCATTCATCTCCGCATAAGCCATACGTAGTATATAGTAAATATACCACGAAACTATTACCAGTAATATAGTTACTAATATTATTACCGACCAAACAACCATTTACAATTCCATACCCATTGTACAGTAATCAATAAAATGAGGATGCTCCCTTAAGTAAGGAACATCCTCTTTTGAATGCTGTATTGCTGAGTAGGCATCTTCTGCGTATTCACAGATTTCATAATGATGTTGTGCGGTATCGTGATAACCGACAGTGTAGTGTGACATTAAAGGATAATTGCACCTAAAACGAAACCTTTGGCGAACGCAAGGCAAAGCATTTGATAATTGGATAATTTATATTTGCGTTGAATCTTTTCAGCAAATTCTCTATCCCATTTGGCAACCTTATCAAATGCTTTCTTTAGATTCAGATTCCACATTACGTTGTACCTACTTTATCTATGAAGAATATAGCTGTATAAGGGTGTCCATTTGTTGAAGCCAAGACTTCTATAGGACCGTCAGCAGTATCTTCCAATGCACCAGAACCAGCAAGATCCATTGTTCCAGATCCTCCTAGTATAATTAATGTGTTACCACCACGTCCTACCTTAACGTGTTTACCACTATCTTGTGGTTGTGAGTAAATTATTTTTGCTATATCCATTTTGGTAGGCACCTGTGTACGGGCTGCCACACCTTTAGATCCACCTGCACCAAATTGAACATCACCAGATTCAACCACAACATCGTATGATAGATCTGAAGGATCAATAGTAGTAGCATTCTCACTAGTAATAGAGACTACAGCTTTATACTGTGTATTTTTTAGTACGGTCTTTGCCATTGTTCACTACTTGGTTGTTTTCTTAGAGGCCCACTTTTTGTAGGAGTACTTACCGTTTTTAACCCCAGAAGTCTTCTTAGATTCTACCTGAATTTTATCAGAAATGGGTTCCATTCCAGAATCTTCCAAATCTTTTAAGATTTCTTTAAAGGGTCTCATTGGGTAGGTATTCCGCTATACAGTTATTTAGCTATAAATAAATGTAGGGTATGGAACAAAAACTGTGAAAAAACTTTTACTCATATTAGGTATATTTGCTCTAGGAGGACAAGCCGCTCGTGCAGATATAACTTCAAGAATGTCATCTAGTGTTCAATTAAACGTGAACGCAGCTGCAACACAAGTCGAGAGAATCGGATCTTCGTTTGCTATCTCAGGTAGTAATGTTGACACAACTGATGGTACGACTACATCAACTGTCAGTGCTGGTACAATAACTGCTGGTGTATATGCACCAGGAACCATTGCAGCAACTCAGGATACAGCAGGCTCAGCATTCAGCTTTGCCCAGTCATACACTCAAGGAGACGCTGTTCCTACATCTGCTCCTGCTGTTGGTGCTGTACAAAACTTTGGTAACATTACGTCTACTGCTGCTGGAACTGCTGGAAGCTTAGCTGGTAATGTAACTAGTGCTCATACATTTGCTGGTTTAACAGCTGGTGGAGCAGGTACTTCAGCTACTGGTCAGTTTGTAACAGAGGTCTCCATCAAGTAAGATGGACTGGGAAGATGATTATGACCCTACCAAGGATTACTCGGACAACATATGCAGTACTTGTGGCACTTGCAAGTGTCATCACTGCACCTGTCCAGGCGGTCCCTGTGGTCCCAAACTTCACCCAGGGATCGATGACGAGCCACACCGAGACAGAAAGCACTGTCACGGAGACGATAAATAGTATTGATTATAGGACAGGATGGGAATACAGCGTGACTGGGGTAGGCGTTTCAAACGATGGAGCAGCACTCAACCCCAATGTGAACACCTCAACCGTGACAATTACACCGAGTACGTCTGCGACAGCGACGAACGGAACAGCCATAACTGGTGCAGTTACGAGCTCTTTCGACGCTTTAGACCTCTCGAATGGGGGAACATTCACCATAACGACTCCAGGGGAGGCGTTTCAATTTACTCAAAGCTATCAAGGACCAGGGATGACGAATCAAACTCTCATCCAAAGGACCACTCAAATAAAAAGCGTAACAGATACAACAAGTACGTTTACCCAGTAATTGCAGCACTTCTCAGTGTGCAAACTTTACCAGCAAGGGCAGAAGGTGTTGGTGGTGTATCTGCTACTGCTAATCCTATAGCCAATAGTTCTGGCTCAGTAACTAACCAGGCAATACAAGTTTTACAAGGTCCATACGTAACCAATACCTACGGTGGTGGGGTATCTTGTCAAGGTACGACTTTCAACTTGACACCATATCTACAATTTGCCGACTCAAGGAAAGATCCTTGGGAAGATTTCTACGACGAACCGCAATATAACCTAACAGATGTAGAGGGTAAGACTGTTAAACAAACAGTCAGTGTTAAAAATTATCCTTGGGAAGATTGGTATGATACTCGTACTAAAGAGGATGGTACTAGATGGTTTGAAGATGGAGATACTATAGAAATAGAAATAGACGTTGATGCTCCTGATGGTGTACCTGATGTATTAAACGGTGGCACTACTATGACACCTACTTGGTATAAACCAATCAGAACAGATATGAGAGCTAACCAATCCTTTAATGCTGGATTATCTGCTACTCTATCCATACCACTAAACAGAGGTATGCAAAAGAAATGTTCTGAAGCTGCACAAGCACAGATAGCATCTGTTACGCAGTTGACTGCTAACAAAAGATTGGATTTTGAATTAGCTCGTCTTAAAAATTGTGGTGAGATGAAAAAGGCTGGTATATTCTTCCACCCTGCATCTCCATACCACGCAGTGTGTGCTGACGTAGTAGTAACTGCACCAGGTGGACAAGTTATGCCACACCAGCATCAACTACCACAACCACAGTGGACTGCTCCTACTTCCCCTTCAACTGACGGGCAGCCTTTACAGCAGCATTCGCCTCCTTCTGCTTCAAAATCCTCTCTCGAAGAGACAACACAGGGGGTTTCTTCCCTAGGACTTTCTCTTTCACCTTCGCAATCGTCTTCTTCACGAGAGGTTTCACCACCTTCAGAATCAAATCCGCTAGGGGTTTTGCAAGTAGGGCAGACGTTGTTGCCACCGCAGCAATCCCAGCCGTAGTAGTTACAACATTAACAGCAGGAAGATAAGCATCTATTGCTGGTACATCTTCCCAGATGGTCTCGCAAATTTTACCGTCTGGTGTCAATTTATATTCTTTAACACGTTCCTTACCATTCTGTGAAAGGTCTCCTATACGTCTTGCATTAAGTGGAGGACATTCTACTTCTTCATCACCAGTTGGAGGTGTTGGAGGAGGATCTGGAGTGTCTAAATTAGGTGGTGGAGGATCATCTACATCAACACCTTCATCAACTTCTTCTTCATTTGGGTTTACCGTAGTCCAAGTTAGATCACGGTAATCATAGTCTGCTGGATAATAATAAGGTGCTCCAGCATCACACAAGGTAGTGTTTCCTTTAGGATCATCATTTACTAATTGTTTATTTTTATTTCTCTCTCTAGCATTTTCTTTATGTACAGTAACGCAACCTGGTATATCTACAACAGGTGATCCTATAATTTGTGTTACTGGTATTGTTATTGGTGTTGATTCTGAAGGTGTAACCATCCATACCCTATCAACAGGAATACCACTAAGATCTATTTTTTTAACCTTACTGGTATTTGTTTTAATAGGCTTTACAAAATTAATACCAGTTCCGTTAACTTCAACGTATGGTATTACTCCACCACCAGTTATGATGTTTGGTATGGTTTGTATTTCACTCACTACTTCACTTTAGGAATACTATTCTGATAGTCTTGTGTAGGTATTTGTGGTCCTCTTACAGGACCACTAGTTTTTGGCCACGCATTAATTAATTGAAGATATACTTCTTCTTTTACAATCTCACGTATCAATTCTACTTTAGCAGACTCCCTCTTTTCAGGACCACCAGTTTTTTGGTCGATGACGTGATTGCCACCGACCATTGCACCAGTTCCTAGTACAGCAACTGCTGTACCAGTAGAAGCTACTTTCTGTAAGTCCATCTAGTCTTTCCAACCACCAGCTTTTAACCAGTTGTTGTAGTGTGGATTATCCCAGTTGTCACTAATCTCATAGGATGGAATAACAACCTCTTGGATGTATCTCCTATTCTCTTCTACAAGTTTTACCTTGGCATCTATTTGAGCACCCCACCAAACTGCTGCACCTACTTGTGCTGCTAAGAATGTGAGTAGAGGAATTGGTAAATTTTTCATTAGAATCCGCCAGGAATAGGAAGTCCCATACTAGCACCAGGAGCAGGAGCAGGGGATGGAAGTCCAGGAAGTCCACCACTAAGTCCACCACCAAGTCCACCGCCAGTTAAAGCACCACCGATGCCTTTAGGCATTACGGACTCAATCACTTTACTTTTGATGTCTTGGATGATGGCATCCTTATTAATAACCAAATAAAGGCCACTACCCACAACGGTGAGAGATATAATACCAGACCCAATAGCGATTGCATTTATGATCTTTTGCATAAACAAGAATAATTCTACCTTATTTATTACAGTTTGTATGGCTTTTCGTCTGTAGTAATTTTAAGAGGTGCTTGTTCAACTCTAATTGTTTGTACAGGACCTTGAGGTGTCCTTGCTATAATTGCCTCAATATCTTTTGCAGTAACAGGAGGAAGTCCACCATTAGCACCATTTCCATTCATCTTCATAGTGCCATCTCCTTTCTTAGAAGCTGTCTGAATTCCGAAGCTAGCTAAAACTCCTGTAAAAACCGAAGCTATAAAAGTTGGGTCAATTTTTTGTTGCGGAACACCAGGAATTGCAACGTAATTTAAAGTCAATATACCCCCAGACCACACTAGTACACCCAATCTCACGAAAGTGGAGATTATAGCAGCCTGTTCGTCTTCATCAGGTAATATCTTCTCTTTAAGCTTCTGTAGTGGCCCTTTTTGTTCCACTTCTTTATCATTTAATTCTTCTTTAAGTTCATCAGACATCGGTAGATTCCTCCGCTTTTTTTAACATTTTTGCTAGTTCAGCAGTGCTACCAACAAACATAGTGTTGTTGACAGTAGATGGACCTTTCGATGGTCCTTCTTCTTTAACCTCTTTGGTTTCTTTTTGTAACTTCATCAACTTGTCAGTTGTATCCGCTACGTTCTTAATCATCAAGGCTGCAACTTCATATGCTCTAGGATGATCAGATGAGGCTGCTACATCAAGAATACCGTTAAGTGCTTCTTGACCTTTATCTATTAAGTTATATAGCTGACCACGTGTATATTCGTAGTCCTGTGTGACATCTTCTTTAACTTCACGTTTAGGTTTTGCAATAACGTCTACCGTCTCCTCAGGGAGATTTAAGATGTCTTGCATATTATCATCTAATTTGGTCATAATATTTCAAATCCTTCGTTGAAACCGAAGTTGTCATCTGGTTGTACTAGTACATCATCTAATGCATTGATTTCACCATCAGCATTCTTATCCTCCAATGCCTTAGGAGTATAAGTGAGTCTAGTATCTTTACGTCTGCTTGAGTCTCCAATATTTCCAATCTCCATAATAGACTTCTTAATGACCCCGATATTAGTAACAGGACCGTATAGGTAAGTCTTTACAGTAAACTGTAAACGATACTCTAAGTAACGACGGTTTAAGAAACTACCGTCATAGGTATCAGTGTAATCTACACCATTGAGAACTACAGGACAATCTTTTACTTCATCCATATCAGGAATCATCTTGATAGGAAGATTAAAAGATGGTTGGAAATAAGGTAATATCTGCTCAAGTATTCCAAGACCATCGTCTTGTGACTTGGCTAGTATACCTAATTCAAACCCAATATTATATGGAACTGGCATATACTGTTTACGCACACCACCAGTAGCATCATCTACATTCCTGTAGACTGAAATAGGACTGGTCTTTCTTTGAGGATCGTATTGATACGATGTCATCTCAAAGTAGATCCTTGGCAAAGTAATCTGTACCTGCTTATCAATATCCGTAAGATCTTCTAAGCGTGCAAGAAACTTATCTCTAGGACCATAGGCTAGAGGAACCTTTTCACGAACAACTTCAGCACCGTTCTCGTCTAAGTCACGTAGTTCGATATTATTAAAAATAGTACCGAATGCTATGACAGTTCTGCGAATAGTACCGTTATAAAAATACTCTAACATTAGAAGCTACCTGTCTTATTTCCAATTTCGCCAAATGGATTTCTTTCAGAGAAGTCAATGACATCATCTGCTTTGAATTCTATTACGGCGTTATCATCATATTGAACACTCTCGACTTGTATCGTAGTGAACGACTGGATCTCTCCAGTTCCATTTGGACCTGTGACCGTTTCTCCTTCTTGGAATCCTCCAGTAGGATAAACCACAACAAGTTTACCTGTTGCAGCATCAAAGGAAACTACAGTACCTGTGCCACCGCCACTAGAAGTAAAGTCCTCACCCTCTGCAAATGTACCTGTGACATTAATCAAGGTAATTGGGAAGGTATATGCCTCACGTTCTAATTGATCGACTGCTGCATCACCAGTATCAAAGACCGTGTTACCACGCTCCATAAGTTCGGTAGTGATAGTATAGAAATATACTTTGCCCAATTGGAAGAAAGGCATTTCTTTTTCTACGAATTTGATCTCATAGTTATCTCCTGTTAAGGGATAATGTATAATATCTCCTTCATTTGGTCGATCTGGAAGTGCTGGATTAGCTGTATCTACTTCTGACCACCGATTAACTGAAACAATAAATGTTGCTTCATCAGTGACTCGTAGACCGAACTTGGTTGCAAGTTCAGCACCTACTCCACCGAATCCTTCTACGTTCTGTAGAAGCATCTCCACTGTGTATATAGTTGTAAACTTCGATAATGTGACATCATTCATCACGCTATCTTGAACCATTATACGAGGGATGTATTTAACATCACTACCAAATAGTTTAATCTGTTCGTCAACTAGGTCTTGAATAAGACCTTGTTCACCAGTAGTACCACCGTGTAAGGTAGGGAAGTAGGTGCTAGTAGGCATTATCCAATAAGATCAAGGGGTGGAATTGCATAGGTTGAAAGTATTTGACTTTCAATCTTTTCAAGTTCTAGAACTGCCTCTTGATATATTTTCTCTCCATTGAGAGTAATACCACCAGGCAATTGAATGTTCTGATACTTGGTTAGGTTGATACCCCATTGCTTCTTAATAAGAGCAGTGAGATACTTTTTCATAAAGGGATCGTTATTCATATCAGTATATGTTGTAGGATCTAATGCCCTATAACATTCTATGATAACAAACTCACCTGCTTTCATATCTTCAGCAGCAGTGTCGAGATAGAGTCTGTCTTGTCTCTGGTTGAATCTATACTGTATAAACGTTCCGTTATTCAATAC